TTAACCCTCTGAAGTACGCCCAAGTAATAAGTTATTCTAATATATTAAATATGGATAATACGCTCAATGACGAGTTGCCAATATTCCTATCTTGTAATTTTAGTAACCGATCATATATAGGGAAATTGGATTTGGGTAATCCGGTTATTACATCTTTATGCAAGCTGCCACCACTGGGAACCAAAGAAAACACTCATGGATTTATAGAAAAAATTCTCGTTCGGCAAAAATGGGTCAGACAGGGATATGCATTTTTATTCAATGAGGAATATTTAAGACTCAGAGACTCTAAGCGTAATAGTGTTTATGCCATTAATAATTATGGTACACTGGCAGAAATACATGCGCTGCAAGCTGCAATCCCTTTCTTTACGTCTTCAGGATTCTTTCAGTTCAAAGGAACACCTGAACAATATATCATAAGTATGATAGTAAATTATCTTGAAGAACTACTGTTTGATCCCTATGAACAGGAATTTGGACCCTTCTGCAGTAAAGGAATAAAATCCAAAATTGAAGAATTAAGTGCTGAACAATATATATATGGCAGCTCATATGCACTTATGGGAACTATACTCAAAAATATAGGGCAGTATATGAACCATACGACTCTCGCACGCTGCGTACTTGCCGGGATAACCATATTTATTAAAATCTGGGAAAAATACTTTAATCTAGAAGAGTGCATTTATGCCATGTATAATAATGTTCCCGTTGTTCCAGTATTTAATACTGGCGGAAGTAAACTCTATTCCCAGATAGGCGCAGAAACTTCTAAGCAGGAATGGGAAGTAAATTTTATATACCATGGATTGATGCGTTATGATCCCTGCACTCACCCTAAAGCCTTCGATTATGAAGGGATATCTGAGAAAATTACACGTGAAATACATGCAATAGCTATGCTTGGATATATGGCACCGTCCAAAGAATTCTTACAGGTTTTCTCCACTGGATTAACGGTACTCAGTACATATTCTTCAAGCTGGTTCTTCCTCGCATGCGTTTCCAAGCTTACTGATTTTCTTAAAGTTGATCCATGTAGGCGGATCTGCAGCCAATTCCCAGATGCCGGACCTGCCAATACAGATTTTATGCTGGATAAAATCACAGCGCAAACTACGCCTGCCAATGTACCCAGCTATGTACTTGTATTTAATGGATGGAAACGTGTAACCAGAAGGGACGGTGAGTGACAATGCCTATATATGGAAGAATATTATATAATAAAAAAAATGACCCTTATGGGTTATGGCAGTCAAACCCTCTGTCACCTGTAAATCTGCCACCAGTCACAAGTCTGATAAGTAATAATAAAGAACCTTATTCTACACTTAAATCCAGATTTACAGATATGTACCCTATGAACGAGCAGTCACTGCCAATCCAAGTAGGTACTGTATTTCGCTGCAATCCGGATAACCTTTTGCACAGAGGATTTATACCCTGCATGATTATGCAAAAAGATGGTTTGAAACGTTTAACAATTATGCTGCAGTTAATTCTCGGTACCAGTATGAAAGCTAAACAAATAGTAAAACATATTATGTATACTTATTCGAGCTGGGGATCATTTAATTTGAAGAATCAAGTATATGATCTACATGTTCCCCATGTAGGAGTAGATCCTACCCCTTATATGGGTCCCATGAATGCCATGAAATATACAAGCTCTCCCCAGTGGAGTATGTATGATGATGTTGCAAGCTCATTTGCAAACAGTAGCAGTACCGGCACTGCGCTAGTTATATCTACATCTAAATTCATGGCCGATATATCAGTGCATAATAAAATTAACAATGCTTTGACTTGTCCTCTGATTGCCGAAGATATCTTAACAAATATTGAATTTAAAGAACCTCGGGTATTCTACCGAGAAATGCTGTATGACTCCGTGTATCCACGCTTGCTGTATATGCACGTTATGAAAGAAACAGGACTTCCTATTAATTATAAGAACCTGCGTCTTAAAATTATGCCTAAGGCACTCCCCAGAAGAAATATTGAAAGAACTGTATGCCGAAGTATATACCAGGAATTAGGTATGCACAACTTTAGTAAGTGCTGGACTATGGATGAAAAATTAAGCAACACTGTAAACTCCATGAACTTGGCTATCGGGTATCACTACTATAATCTCAATGATTATCACTATAAGAAACTACTGGGTTCTAATACCCTCAACTGGCTTAATCTCGCATCTTCTATTCTTGATATGTGTACGATAATTACCACCGGAAAGGTATCTACTGAGTTACTTGCACTGCTGTGTAAGACTCTGATGAATATAGCTGATAAATATGATGTCAGCGCGTTTATGGATGCTTGGGAATTTCTATGTGAAAAACATTTTAAAGAAGAAGATCAGGAAGCCCTGGTTGAGACTTTGTATACCGCGCTTAAAGTATCTCGTGATACCAAGGACGAAAAACATTGGTTTAAAACCTATGATACTATGAAGACAACGATACGAAGAGACGAGTTATCACGATCGGTTCTTACATGGTTGAGTACCCGTTATCTACGGTTTAACTCAATCTATAAAAGAATTTCTTCACCGCAGTGGGACGATAATACACAAAGTGAAGATAAAACCTCTGACGATCTTGCTAACAAAATCATTATTAAAACCTTTATTCCTGGACTATCAGCAATGATGCCTGTTGCATACTCCATATCGTATACACGGGGCAATTCTAAGAACTTACATCTAGGCCCGTTTAACCATGCGAAACTACGTGAGGCAATGAGTACATTGTGTGGCAATGAAGTCAGGGGAGCTCTTGACTCCCTGTTCACGGAGTTGAATGGACAAGGCTGTTCAATAGACTTGAATAGGTTACTCGGCAATGACGCTACACCCCCAGATGGTTGGTGTCCAGACAATCGCCATCGCTTTACGGATATCTGTACATGGCTCAGCACCTATTATATAGAGAAAAACTGGGGGAAAACAGCAAACAAAACAAGGATGGAACTGATTAGAGAATTCCGGAGCTTAAACGACCCGTATCCAAATATGGACACAAAAGAAATAAGCAATTATTAACAGTTAGAATTATATTCAAAGTAAGAATATGTTCTAATTGAAAAAGAGGGACTGATCACCCCTCTTTTTTAGTCATATTTTTTTAATCAATTATCATTTAGTAAAAGTTACTATTACTTATTTTATAAATACCTCTTAGACCTCTATGTATATTTATGCATTAAAAATGAATATTCATACATTTAAAACAAATAAAGATTTTGACGTAAGGGTAAGCTAATGTGAAGGAAATTATAAGAAGTAAAAAACAAATGTCCATTTTCATTTTTAGTACCTAGGTACTAATTTTTTCAAGTCAGTCAAGTTTACACTTTTAGTATCAAAATGATAAAAATTGATACTTAGTTTACACTTTTCACAAAAAGTTCACATACTGTTCGTATATTTTGACATGTTCGCTTCATTTGTCGTACCTCGCAACCCCAGTACCAGAGCCAAGTGTAGACAAGTGTAGACACTTTTTTACCCAATTTACCGACATGTTCGCATTAATTTTTCAGACTTGTCTACACTGTCTACAAATCATCTTTAAAAAGTGTAGACACTTTTTTGCTTATAATATAATATAAATTATTTAATTGTCTACATGTCTACACTTTTTTTTAGGTAGAGCTACATCACGGAAGTTTTTCTGCGGGGGGTAGTAAATGTATAGCGTATACATATACATAAAAAAATAGATATATATATAGGGGGTCTACCCTAAAAAAAGTGTAGACATGTAGACAACGGGGTAATTCGTAGCGTGGCGTCCTCAAAAAAGTGTCTACACTTTTTCAAAATTAAGTGTAGACAGGTGTAGACAACCTATTTTTATCAGCGGATTTCGTCGGTGGCGTGCTACAAAAAGTGTCTACACTTGGTCTCAAGCCGCATTCTACCGTGAAATCTTTGTAAAACGCTGACGGCGCACTGGGAAAACGATGACTCTCAGTTACTCAAAATGAGAACCCACATGACATAAGGGCCCATGGCATTATGGTGTACCAGGGTACGAGAAATCCGTACATTGAGATGTACGAAAAACAGTACAATCCAAGGGTACATAGACAAATGTCACCGACTCACACTGTAGACAAAGTGTAACCACGTGTAACCTCGAAGGAAAATTGAGGCATGAGTGTCTGATAGCAAAACAGCGACAGAATTGGGTGATAAAGGGAGGCAATGTTACACTTTGTAAAACATGGAGTGTAACATAGGGCGTGAGGTACTTTCTGGCAGTGACCAATCACCTAGTTTTGGAAACCCATACATGCCTCTCTCGTCAACGAGGATCGTCTCTAACAAGAGAAACACATGTCACATGAAGAAGTTATCCTGAACAACTCTTTCTCTTCTCAGAAACAAAATAAAAAGATCTCAGGGGTATATTGGCTCCCTGTGCTAGGCCGCAGGGCATCACACAATAAAAAGAGGCTCTTATCGAGCCTCTAGCGTGGTCGTTACCACTGTATCACCTCATATGCAATTCGTCCGTCAAAGCCACCTCGGGCACCAACGCCTGCCTGGTACACCCAGCGCTTGTTGCGATAATGCAGGCCATACCCACCTTTTACCTCGCCTGCATCGTATGACATTGCACCATAGATCCCAATGCCATGCTTGGATTTGTCAAGGTGGATGCTGTAAATATTGGTGCCTGGCCGTACATTTACGTTCTCTTCTTTGATAGCCAGGTCTCCTTTGTCCTCATCTATAGCTGCTTGGATTTCTTTTTCTGTCGCTGTAGGTGGCAGATTGACAATGGGAGCCTGGTCTTTTTCTTTGATGTTTTCTATTTTTTTAGTTATCTGTGGCGCTGTTGTTTCGGCGTGAGCGACGTTTTCACTGTTCAAGATGTCTTTGACCACTGATTCGGATACTCCAGTACTGGTAGCGTCATGTACTGTAATTTTATTGCTATTTGATATATAATTATAAATAGCAATAGTTATTATTAATATAACAACCAGTGCCCACAGGTATTTATTTGTTAGGAGTCTTTTTATCTTTTCGATCATTTGTACCTCCCTGACACTTGGAGTCACAGGTATGCTTAGATATTGTAGGACGTATCTCGTCATCCGTGATCTTCTCTCTCCGCACGACAGTCATTGAGATGTTCAGCAGGCTCTTGATAACACCAAACTGAAATGCTTTATGCAGGTTTTGTATAGTTGCGCCTATAATAAGTGTTACAAGCACTGTCCCCAGCCATCCCAGCCATGGGTACAGGAAGTTGCTCAGCGCGCCTCCTAAGAGTGAGGCAAAGATAAACGCTGCAAGGATGAGCCTCCAATGGATACGATATGAGTCATCATTATTTTTATAAATCAGCGAGATCCCCAAGAAACTGATGATACCTAGCAGTCCGCACAGAATACCGTCGATGCACAGTGTTATAGTCTCTTGATTTACAAATTTATCCATTAGAGCGGCTACGAACAGTGCTATCAGTTTCTGGCTCCAATTTTCCAAGTCCACCACCAATCCTTAAAGTATTAAAAAGTAAGCAGTATACACTTCTATGTATATCTATGCATTAATTATGAATATCTATACATTGTGTATTTATTATATGCAGTTATTCATTCTCTCTTTGCATATTTAATCAATAGTTTTGCATATTATTCCAACACCAATCATGGTCATCGCGAGCACCCCTACTCGGATAATCCCATTGGCCAACACTGTGATATATTGCTCTTCAACGTTTTTCTGTATTTTGTCACTATAGGTACGTACCATTGAGAAGTTATCATTTAACCATGGCTGGTAAGTTACCAGGACTACAAGCTGGTCATTGTTATTCATAGTTCCATTTGGATAAATGTTGGAAACACCGAAGATATCTTCTCTTTCGTATATATATGCAGGAGCTATGAATATTTTTTCATTAAGGGCATTGATGTCTTTGCTAAGCTGGTTTGGACTTAGTACCTGGATATCACTGGGATCACCATGCATGTTCATTGCAAGGACATCAATGCCATCCCAGTTAAACAATTCTTCGAGAGCAGTGGCCTGACGAATGGCATTGTGCCTGTCCGTACTAAACAGTACGCCTTTATGACTGACAACTAATATCTGTACATCCTTGCGGTTCTGGAACCATCGATCTTCATAGCTATACGCTGTATTGGCAATGATCCTGTAAAGCTGGTTGTTGACGTTGTTAGCAGAGAAATACGTGTTCAAGTCACTTTTTAGCATCCGCATATCTCCGTTATACTGGGTCGTTATCGTTCGCACCAGGTCGTCACGGAGACTCTCTGCGTGCTGAGCAGCATTCATGTACCCTGAGTATAACAGCGTGTTAACATAGTAACTCGACGCATTCTGGACATCATTATATGTTTCCTGGGTTTTTTGACTACATAGTTCAAGGTCTTGACGTAGGTAAAAGAGTTGGATAAGGCATAACACAGAGGTCCATAGGAACAGTTGTAATAACAGGCTATGGACTTTTTTCCTGTGCGTTTTGAGATATGCCTTAGCGTTCTTTATTTTTTCCTGTATAACCATTAAATTAAATCTGTCACCTGCTTTCATAATATACTCATTTTTCCTCCCTTGGCTCCACTATTAACTGATATTAGTTTCGTAGTCCCAACTTGCAATCGCTCGGATCACGGTGTTCGGCTCTTTAGTACAGATGGCTTTGACTCGCGCTGTATAACCATCGGTTACACTTACGGTCACAGTTCTGTCACCTATAAGATTGGATGCAACAGTTTTGCCGTCTACCTGGACTTCATAGATCGTCAGTGTATCCACAGGTCGGAACTGCAGTTTGATCTTTGTAGCTTCAGCGGGTTTATTTATAACAACCTCGTTGGACACGGCTACATTGTCTAACAGCTCACAGCCAGGAGTTACCAGTTTTGACTTATCAATATCAGTCTCCACAATATCGCCGCCATAGGCAATCCATATAAAACCAGTATACAAGATGTTTTCAAAGTTGCTTTCAAGTTTCATCGGCGCAGCTACCCTGCCGGATATGATCATGCCGGGTTTAACTACTAGTTCTTTAACGATGTATCTACCCCAGCACCAGTTATTACCACCACTGTTACTGCCGCCATAGCTGCCTGTAGGGAGTTTCTCTGCGTCCCAGGTTTGGTCCCAGCCACCCATTGTCTGCTTAGATTGAACGGGAATAGTATCTGGGGCTTCCCCGTCCTGCGGTGGGTACAGTGAGAGTGCTCTGCGGGCTATGATAGATCCAAAGTAAGTATCTTTAGCACCTTTGCCATAGGGATCTGTATCTCCTCTATAGCTGTTATCCCAGCCGGAGCTCAGCACATAGTTTGCAGGCCCAACTGCAGCGACTCTCAGTTTATAAACATCGTCTGGTACAGTAAACGAGAACGCCAAATCATTAGTACCTACGATACTGGCAGGTGCGTAAAAAAATGATTCATTGTACTCAATGCGTTCACATTCAGCAGTGATTTCAATGTTCTCATAGACATACATTACCAGGTTATTGGAAACCTCTTTACCATTGACTTTAACTTTTTTAACGCGGCAGCCAATGTCCGGCGTGACAGAAATTGTAATCCTGGAGCCATCCCTGATTTTATCGGTTACGCTTGTAGTAATTGTTCCCAGCGCAGGTTTAACAACTACGATGCTCCAGTATTTATATTCAGGTTTAGTAGTTGGCATTTTCATGATATACATTTTCGACACATAGGCAGGCATGATATTAATATTGTAAGATCCACTGTCTGACCCTGTAGAACTAGTAGTATCGTTAATACCATAGATCTTGTTATCCCAGTCATAGCCACTGAAGGTCGCATATACAGTGGAATACTTTGTAAACCGTTGATATGGTCCTTGTCCCCATGCACAGTAGAAACAGTTTTGATATGTATGGTTATGCGATGCCAATACTGCGTTAGCACTGACTGTCGCGTTTTCGGTACCTCCCACAGAGTTCATAGTATACTTTGCGGACCAGTTTATCGGGATTCTGTCACGTAGATCGGGAGTATCATTGGTACCGTCACATACTGCCCAGCCAGATGGAATATCCGCTTTTTCACCATACCAGATCCCAATACCATAGGTAGGGAAATCGTCAACAGATAGGATATCATCTATTTCCTGCAGCTGGGTATTATATGAATCCAACAGGTTTAACAGTTGGGGTGTCATAAACCCACTTTCAGATGAGGTAACATCATCATGTGCTGCTCTTGTTCTACGCCCATAATGGTTATCAAGAGCAGTCAGAATAGTCTGGGTATTAAGCCGTACCTCAGATATGATATTAACAGAGATGGGCGTGGTATCCACAATTGGATCATCACTATAATCCGTTAATTTTACGTCTTGATAACTCATTGTACTTCCTCGCTTTCATAAACTTTACCCGTGTGGGTCAGTGTAATATCGCTGCTGGTCAGTGCTAAGTCCAGATTAGCATCGATACTCTTTGCTTGAACGTATAAAGTAAACTTGTGTTCACCTTTATCTAATCGGTAGGCACCATTGAACATTTGCAGCGTATATTCCCCACCTTCAATATAGGTGATTTCTTTTGTACTTACGGTATTCCCATCTATTTTAAGATAAACATAGATTTTCTGCGCTGGATTTCTAGACCCATAGAAATTAGTCCAGAATGAAGTTTGTACAAGGATCACAACGTCTTCACTTTCCTCAATGGTTACCGACTTGGTATCCTGGCGTGTAACTGTTTTACCCAGTTGTACATTAGCGCTAAAGGAATCAAAGGCACTCTCGATAAATGGCGGTATATATTCTGTTTTTTCAGTGGATATCTCTGGTTTCTCATATAGTGATGCCATTAAAGCTCGCATACTTACTACTTTAACAGTGTTTCCATCTGAGGTTTGAATCGTATATCCTGTTGCCTTGTATACATTAGTAGAGTCTGTAGATATTTTTATCGTGGAACCATATAGAAAACTAAACTTGCTACCATAGGTCCCATTGATATACGTTTTACTGATCGAATTTTGGTTAACAGTTACGTTTACCCAACGTTCTTCTACTACTGCTGTAACGAGGATATCTTGAGATACAACGATATAACATGGATACTCACGGTTTTCTCCATTAACAGTAAAACTTTTTACTGAGTGTTCCGGACCAACATTAAGAGTTATGTAGATCAAAGTTCCTTCTTGCAGCATCAAAGGAGAAGTAGAAGATCCATTGATCATGATGAGACCTGATTCTGGCTGTACTATTTCGACTTTATATGTAGTAGGGTTTTCTAATACTTTCATCATAAAAGGCTTTTTGATATGAAACGGATTTGTATCAATATTCGTTGCAGAAGTATCAGTACCGGCATAGTCCATCGTGTCTTTCAGGTATGCCCAGCTATTATCCCAGTCATTATCGCCGCCATCACCAACACTTCGACCATATGGCATTTTGTATGGGTTCCAGTCATTGTAATATTCAGCGTGGAATCCATTGAAGAACGTGTGGGTGTGTGCTGGTAAATTACTGGTTAGCGCGCCTGTGTTACCACCAGAGGAATGAAGGGGATACTTTGTATCTCCAGGATACCCCATTACTACGAATTTACCTCGAGTATCCGGAGTAGTGGCTTCACCGTTACACCAGTGCCATCCCGACGGAATATTCGATGTAAGCTCGTTCCAGATAACAATGAGTCCAGCAGGTAGGCGCCGTTTCGCTTTGTCTATCAGGTCATCTATACGTTTATCTAATCCTTCAATTTCTGCAACGAGCTCAGGTGTTATAAATCCAGACTCAGCGATGTTTACAGCAGCGTGAGCGTCGTAAGATCGCAGGGATTTATGATATACCAGGTCATCATCTATTTTTTTTAGATATTCAGATATTTCAGTAGCATGTATTTCTTGAATAGGTGTCACCGCGGAATAAAGAGGGTCATCAAGCCAGCGTATGATACCATAAAGAACTCTTGCCATAAGACTTTCCTCCTTAGTATCCGTGTACTACATATTCAATGATATCACCAGGTGTATAAGTACCCAAATTAATAACCATTTTTGTAGCATCGAAATTAATTAAAACAGGGTCAGAACTTTCAGGATTCTGATTACGCAGAGATATGTGTACTGGATTATTATTCATAGATTGTGTATAAATAATAGTCGGCATGTTTTCGACAGATGCTTCATAAGTTCCCCAGGTTTCAAGTGTACCATCATTCTCATAGTACCAGCCAAGGTTATCCGGGTTACTCTTGGCATCAGCAACTGCCATTCCATCATCATTGAGATTTTCTGTTGTAATATTAGCAACAGAGATTGCCTCGTTAAGCTCTGTGGTCCGTGCAATAGTTGCTATCGCTTCAGGGTGATAGGCTCGGATAGCTATGCCAACATTGGTAGAATCAGTGAGTTCACCATTACCAGTTGTTCCGACATTGATGTTATAGGATATAATAATATCGCCACTGGAATCTGGTCCGCCAGAGGTACCAGTACCACCTGATCCATTCCAGAACCAACCAGAAGTACCAGAGGGATACTTTGCACCAGAATAGCTATAACGCCCCCAGTTACCGTTATTATTTTGCATACGTCCTAAACCATGGAAATGACTTTCTGAGATTTCCTCTTCGGATAGCAAAGTTCCTGATAACTCATTACCTGCAAGGATTGCACGTAGTTTAGGCAGTCTAAATGTGGTACTACCATCTCCTTCGCTAAAGAGGACACAGGAACCATAAGTATTTAAAATAGATGTGTAATCGCCTTCAGAGGTTAACAGTGCATTACTTTGTGCCCATTTGTATAATTCTTTGTAAAGTGTACGAGATACCAGAGCACCATTGAGTTCCAGTAATCCAGCAGGAACGTTGGTACCAAGTAGTAAATGTAAGGTTCCAATACCATCTGCAGCATACTGCACAATGCCTTTTTTACGAAGTATTGTTTTTAAAACTCTGTATGGTGGTTGGATAGTAACATTAGTCGAACTTCCAGAAGTAGAACTGGTGGTCTCAGGGTAACACAGTGGATACCCTTTATCCCAGCTACTACCATCGTTTTCAGAGCCTAACGTCCATTTGGAGTCATAACCAGCATTTGAAGTTGAATTAACAGGGCCTTTAATTTCAGATTCCGTTTCTGCCCAGTAGTAGTTTTTAAAAGAATGGGTATGCCGGGGTACTGGCAGGTTACCAATATTAACGGATTCTTTACCGGCTACTGTACCACATTCAGCGTCGTTTGACGCACCCATAACATATTTAGACCGGAAATCATCAGAGGAATTACTGCCATCACAGAGAGTATAATCATCTGGGATGAGATCTTCAGATTTTCCCCAATAGATAATGCTGCTTTGTGGAAGCTTTGACTTTTCAACTTCATTTTTTAGTATATCTATTTTTGCTTGATATGAAATAAGTTTTTTATAGAGCTCTGGGCTCATAAAGCCAGGGTATGTGGTATCCCCGTCAATATGGGCATCACTGCCTCTTGATTGGATATGAGCACGCAGTTTATTTGCTACAGACTCAATGTCCTGACGTAGTGTTACAATGGTTTCTCTGGGTATAGGTGTACCATTGATAACTGGTGCGATTTTTTCTTCAGCCATGATAAATCATACCAATCCTTTCTTAATAGTAGAGTGCATAGCCTGCACCGGAATCATCGGTAAACTGGGTAGCATCGCCCATCTCGAATTTCAGGCGGCTCCAGGTGAGGCGTGTAGTTTCAAGGGTTTTAGTGACATACATGAATACACTTGCAGATACTGCGTTAGATGGGGCTACAACAGATAGCGAGTAGTATTTGGGGGTAGCAATGTGTGTCATGTTTATTTTAGAGGTCGAGATCTCAGTACCTTCCTGGGTATACCAGGTAACACCAATTCCAGCTTCACCAGCAGAGTTCTGGTCAGAGTACATTACTGCACGCATTGTGTAAACATTGCTGGCTTTGACATTCATTTGGTTCGAGATGATCTGGTAGTCATTGTTTGCATTGCCTACCCATAGAAATGCATTACCAGCATAGGCGTCGTTGTGAATAACTGAAAAATAGTTTTCAGGGTAATTATTCCAACCAATAAACGCTAAGCGGCCAGTGGGGTTGAGGATCAGGTTTACACCTACTTTATCTAAGGTGTCCTGGATCGAATCGCCAGCATCAGATGCACCAAGGTCATTTGATTTTTTAAAGCTGAATGCCTTTTTAGCAAGAGAAATAATATAAAGCTCGGTATCATTGACCCACTCGGTATCATAGCGTACTTCAGTAATAGGACCATTGAAGAAATCGGTAGCACCGAAATCAGTGCCTAAAATAAAATCGCCTTGTTTAACCAAGGAGCTATCAATTAGCAGCTCAGATTTATATATTTGGGGTCCGGCACATATAGCAAATTCTACGATAGATTTCCCAGTGGATTCTTCTGAAGGTCGGATACGCACAGCAGATAACAGGTAAGCATCTTGATAATCGTCTGGAATGGTAAATTCAGGACCGTAGTCAACAGAACCATCCGCCGTATGACTAATATATAATGATAAAGTTAATTTAGAGCCATCTTTTGCCCTATGTACACCACCGATTCTAATGTCAGGCATTGAGACAAAGAGCGGCCCGATAGGACCAGCGTGAGTAGCCAATGTATATGGTTTAAATGTACACCAGCACATAGCAGTGATATCACCGTTATCAGGGTTAGAGATATTGTTATACCTTACAGTACATTGCTGACGTTGTACAGCAGTGTATGGCGACAAGATACCACCGGTTTGCACCATTACGTTTTTAAGTGTAAAGGACGCACGGCTATCAGAGTTTTTAAACTTAATACGGATGTGGATCTGGAATTTCGTTGCACCCTGTGGAATATCAATGTTTTCCAGACCTACGACACCGTTATATTCGCCGCGAATAAGGGATACATCCTGGGTTTTGACAACGGCGCCGCTGTCATTGAGCATATCAAAAGTATAAATAAGCTCAGTACCTGTGGACATCATATTATAGGTGGTAATAAATGTAAAACCACCTGAGATTTTATTTAGTGATTCAGCGCCAGCATCCGTAATTGGAATAATAGCCGTAGAAAGTACTACATCACCAGGTATGATATCGTCTGCTTTGTTTAGATTGGATACCTGGGTATAATCGTCAGACGTGGAGATAATAGATACGCCAGTGCCTTCCGGGATCGTAATAGACCAGCCGGTTTGTGTTTTCATAGACGAGTCGGTACTACCATAGCTCATCATGTTAGTTACTGCACGTTGCGGCCAGGCAGCACCGATAAACGTGTTATCCGGGAGAAATACATCTTCAGGCTGTGTAGTTAAAATTGGTGCTACAGCGTTGATAACATCGATACCTTTGCCTTCACAGTGCGATAGAAATTTCGTATTATTTGTTGTAAAGAGAGAGCTTGAACGAGCAAGATAAGTCAGTGCAGACTCAAGGGCAGCATCTGCATTTATAGAAGATATAAGTGTACGGTTAAAGTTATCCGTCGTCGCGCCTTCACCAGCGATGACTTTAGTTGCATCATAGTCAACCTCAGATATTACCTGGGGGCTTTTTTTAAAATCCTCGAAAGCCATTTATTTTCCTCCTATTATAGGGAATTTTCTCTACTACATATTATACCGAAATTAGGCATAAAGAAAACCCCCAGAACAAAAGTCCTAGGGGTTTCCAAGCCTTGAAAATTACTTAGAGGGGTTCTCAGTATTTTCAGGCGGTGATAGGGGAGCTTTGCGTTTCCGCGTTACTCGCTTTGTGAGACTCGCTGAAGTATCTGCGGCCATTGGGACTGACCGTGTGGTGGCTATGTCAGTAGCGGAAGGAGCCGGAACCGCTACTGATAAGCTAGCAGGAGTTACTTCATTTTCAGGAGTTTCTGTTTTTGTCAAAGTTTCCACCTTAGTGGGTACTGGGTCAACTGGCAGAGGAGGTAGTTTTAGTACCGATTGCAGCGAGAATTTCCTGAGTAGACAGGCGACCTTTGAGGTCAGAGATCTCGTTACCTTGTTTAGTGATAATACGAGCTTGTTCACGCAATTCCAATTGACAGAATCTGTCGTTCAGGAGCTGAGTTTGAGCATCGATCTTAGCACTGAGAATGTTGGTTTGGCTCTGCAATTGACCAGACAAAGCATTGGTTTGGTTGATGATTTGCAGTTGGTTTTCATAATTTGACGTGGTGATCGAATTACGAATGTCGCAGCAACAGGACTGCATCTGAGCCATAATGCTTGCGTTGCCGGATTGAATAGCATTAATAACTTGCTGAGAAGTCATACCAATTTCACCAGCTACTTTGTCAATACCACCTTTGATGCTGCAGAGAGCATCATTGATGCGGTTGGAGTCACAGTTTAAAGCGATAGACATTTTATCAATTGCTTCTTTGTTACCATTGATAGCTTGAAGCATCAATTGGTCTGTTACCCCAGCAGCGTGGGCCTTAGCAATAGCTGTTTCTACAGCACCAGTAATAGCAGCATCGTTAACAACTGCGCCAGCGCCACCACGACCTAAGCCGCCAAAGCCACCAGCACCGAAGCCACCGAAGCCGAACAGAATCAACAGGAATATCCACAGCATACCGCCGTTTGCACCCCATCCGTCACTGTTACGGTCACCTTTTACAGCGTTCTGTAGAAAGTTAGCTAAATCTAAAGAGTTACCATCGGGCATAATAAAAATCCCCTCCTTACATATAGTCTTAGTTTAGGTTTCCCTAACCTGTAATAACTATAACATAAAGAGGGGATTAAAGTTCGCCAGGTATTATTCAATAACTTATCAAGAAGTTATCAAATGATTATCGAGGCTATTTTGCCGGATGGCGGAGTGCAGCCATAGCTTTGTTAGCATATTTAGCTATCCTTTTCAGGATTGCTTTCTTACGTCTATCAAAGGTAGACACTGACATGCCCAGTTCTTCTGCGATATATTCACGAGTGTACCGTTCTGTATAGTGTCTGTATTTAAGATCCAAGATTCTTAATTCAGGTGCATCTAATCCGATGAAGTCGCATAGATCTTCGTATTCCGGCTTTGGAAGTTCACGAAGCATCATCTCCACCGCCTTCAGGTCTTGCTTAGTCAGTCCCATAGCCATTACTCTCCTTTAGCTTCGTCTTTTTCTTCTTCTTTTTCAAAAGCATCACGCAGGGGCACATATAAAACTTTGTGCATGCAGTGTACTTTATGAGCAACCCTTTCCAGGTCAGCTTCTACTTTACCGAGTCTTTCCGCGAGTTCACCGTCTTCTTCACTGGAAGTGCTGGAATGTTCTCGTGTACTTACGGCTTCTGTAACTACTCGTTCATGTTCTTCCATATCAATGAAACAATATTCATTACCCTTGATAAACAAGTGCAATTTATTAGTTTCTGTACAGTAGTAACCTTGCGGAGTAGCAAAGCTGGAAGTTTTGGCAGATGCAGGCACCTGCTCATCTTTGGCGATAGTAAAAATAGTAAGGGCTTGAGGGCCATTAAGCATTAATTTCATAATTCCAGTTCATCTCCTATAAATTAGTGGAGAATCACTAAGAACTAAAGAGTTTCTTAATTTACACGGGAAAATCTATGAAAGCAGGATGTTGCCCGGCTGGGCTAAGTTGTTTATCTGTCCTTATTCTTCCTATAAATTTCCTTTAGTATCTTAAGATTCCCGAAATTAGATTTTTATTCTACGGAAGCTAAGTTCCGGAATAACAAGTTTAGCATGACGGATTACTCCTTCAGGCAACTGGTTATAAGGTAATTCCATAATAATCTGATAAACACCAGTAGTATCAGTTAGCTCCTGTACTGTTACAAAACTTGGTGTAACTGCGCTTTTAAAATCTGGTAGCAACGGTGTAGACGAGGGATCATTGAACTGAGTATAGCCTAAAAAGGTTTTCCCTTCAATGTCCAGATCTTTAATACCGATGTCCTTCAGATTTAGTTTGGTAGTTACAGAAGTCTCAGTACCATTAACGTTTTGCAGTTCAATATCTTTGACCTGCATTGTAAATCTATTTGCATCATAGGAATAACTGATTAGCGGATCTGCATGTACTATCGTAGGGGCTGGTAGTGCAGCGTTATCACATACTACAGTTACGGGGTACGTAACAGCAATGTTATCTGAGTACACTACATTGTCTTTCTTAATACTGTCTACTTCTGCAATGAGATTCTTTGCCAGTCGCTGATAATTGAGATAGACGTCATAGTCTTTCATTTTAGGCCATTTGATTGGCTTGATCCCAGCATCATAGACCTTGTAGGTCATAGCCTCAGTAGTAACTACCTGGTATTCGCCGGTAAGCTTAATGCCTGTAAGAGCAATATTAAGGGTACCTGGACGTAATACTTCAGCAGGGATAGTTACCAGGCTATCCAGTTTTAATACTGGCACTGTACGACTTGTATTGCTTTCCTTATGGGTAAAGATAGCAGAGATTTCGCTGTTAAGCCAATATTCATCAAGTGTTTTTATGCGGATATACATGGACTGGATCTGGTACGCTACAAAATGTGTAAACCCAGTAGGTACAAGCACATTTCGTTGTACTACAAATTCAGCTACACGTTCAGCATCGATAACTACATTAGTATTGTCGATTTTTTCCTGCTGTTCTTCCGCATACGCTTTTTCTTCTCTTTTTCTTTGCCATTCAATGGCGCTATCTTCTATTGCTCCGGTATCCGGAGTTTCCCATTGTGGCAAATATATCCTTGGATCAAGGAAAACCTCGACTCCCTGGACACAAGCACATTCATTGTCATACATTGTCATACAGCGTTACCTCGTTTATAGATTAGGGACGTCGGGCTTTTTGCGCTAAAGTTTCAAGAAGCGCGTCTCCCGCAGTCTTTACTTCTGCCAGATTATCTGTAGTCTCTTTGTCACCTTCACGAGCTGCACCTTTTTCCTCAGGATCAAGGATATTCAGTAAAGCTTGGAGCTCATGGACATGCACTTTTTCTTCATGGGCAATATCTCTCAGTACTTTCTGGGCACGGGGATCTACTGCAGCATCTGCATGGGCCTCATATAAGAAAATTGCTTCCTGTTCACCAGCGATATCAAGCCGGATTGCTCGAATAAGCTCGTCAGGAGACATTTGTTTGTTAACATTTCCCTGAAAGGGATTAGCAAAATTAGGCATTTTATTTTTCTCCGATCTCTAAAGGTTTAAATGGGTTGATAGATATAGCGAGCATAGCACGCTGATCAACAGGTTTAGTACATGATTTCAGCTTCCAACCAATATACAGCCTGAATCTGAACCACTTACAGTACTTTTTACAGTAAAATAAGCTCCATGTAGCACAGGTAAGCAAATATATTCTGCGTTTAAATTTAGATTTAATGCTTTCCGGGTAAACTACACTGAACCACTGTTCGTTATTTAGCTCCTTGATATCAGTGTAGACAGTGTTATCTTTGCCATTAAATGTGCGTCCATTTATTTCATAGCTAAAACCATAATTGGAGTTGCGGTAAAGCCAGCATACTCTGCAAAAATAACGTTGGATACGTTCTTTCGTTGTAAAAATGGGGTCAACTATCTCAACATACCCGGGAATTATGTGATCAGGATCACTTTTATCTTCATAATGATAGATGTAGTGTTTATTAAAGTCATATTGAAATATTTTAGGTACACAGTCTTCATAAATCATCCAGGAAACATCAAGGCAATTATCGTAAGTTTGCCAAAACCGTAAGCATTTAGGTAAATTCCCGTATTCATCAGCAAACAATACGACAATTGGATTTGTAAGATAGGCTATGACCATTGCACATAATTCAAAAATTGCTTGTACTATCCAAATAATCATGCTTCACCCTGTTTTTTGTCTTTATTTTCAGTTTCATCAGGTTTGCTGGCAGCGTTTACCCGGTTAATAATGGTGGACATAGCTTTATCTACTACATTATTCAGAGGTTTACCTGGACCTCCAGGGGTAGTATTGTAAATACTGTTAGTAATCTTATTACCTGTGATCCAGATCATGCAGGTAACAAAAAGATAAATAATAGTAGAGGAGAATTCCCCATAGTGGCTCCAGGCTTCCTTTAAATACAGTAAATACAGCGTTACTCCGACAAAAGCAGTGATATCGATACCAATGATCCCAACAGGTACGACACGATTAATTGAATAAACACCGGCTTCCTTAAGCGTTTCTAATAGATTATCTATGATTTTCTTAAAAATAAAAATCCCCTCCTCGTTACCCTCTGGTATATATTATACCTAGTAAATTAAGAAGGGGATTCTAAGTTATAAATCGTTTTCGCTGATTCCGTAGGTATTAATAGTTGGACTCCAGGATAAAGTAAAGCCATAGTCACGCTCTTTATACCCATCGACCCAAATCGTAAAGGTATATGTTTTACCTGGTGTTACACCCATAGTTTTATTACTATTGTAATATATCCATGATTTATTAGAACTTGCATTACGGATACCGCATCCTCTGCCTACCCCACTCAAACCACGGCTTAATCTACTACGTTCATCAGATCCATAATGCCACGTAAAATTACATACGATACGCGTAATATGCGGGGGTATAGTTAAGGTCTCTGTCCAGGTACTGCTCCAAGTTCTTTTCCAAGTAACACTACCTGTTGCAATGATCGGCTCGTATATTGGAGTTATAATAGTATCCCCAGTTAGTGTAATGTTATAGGGGTTACCCGTTACGTTAGTTGTTGACAAAATGATCACCTCTATATCCTGATAAGCGCGAGTATCGCATAAGTTGGTCAAGGGTAGTTCCCAATAAAGCTTCCGTCGAAGGTTCAGGATGTTCCCAGGAGTCTGGGACATCTTGTGGATCGGGGATATCTCTGGGGTCCTGCATATCTCGTAAATAATTTGGCTGCGAGAAGGTATATTCCAGACCATCTATTTCTTCAGCTATATCATTTAAATCTATAGATTCTCCTTGTGTAAAAAATACACTTTTGGGCGGGGGTGCTTCGTTTCCACATCTTATATCTATTTTTACTGAGTCTGGCATAGGAAGCGTTATAGTTGCCTGATATGAATATTCACTAAGTTTTTCTACTCTACACCCAGGCACGTTACCAAATAATATATCGGAAATAGGAATCACCTGCCCGTTGGGGCTTATAACCGATGAACTAGATAGTTCAGTAGTTGTCGGATCGGGAATAATGTTAAGTTCCTTACTAACTTCATAATAAATTAGTAATCAGTTACATTAGGCGTGATACTATTTATACTACTGGAGTAACTAAAAGTCGTATCTCCCCCATTCCATTCTCCATAAAGCAGTAAATTATAGGTTTTATTAGGGGTAACCCCAACATAATAAGTTAAAGGGGCGGAATCATCATTAAAATCATAAGCAAACCAATACTTATTATTGTCTATATTATGGAGTGACATATTGCCTATATATTCTGAGCTTTCTACGAAATATGCAGACAGTACTTTAAGCACAGTTACACCATTGGGTATCGTTAACGCAAAGGATTGATACTCTGGTTCCCGGGTTACAAGAATAGTTTCTACACTGGGCAGAGCTACTTGAAGTACAAACGTGTATTCTTGTACGGGGTCAGTATTTGTAGCAAATCGGTTGCTAATCGAGGTATATCCAGGCGCAGAAATTGTAACTCTATAGATTTCATTTTCAAGCAGTCCTTCCAAGAATACTTTACCGTTATTATCTGTTGTAAAGCTCCCTAGCTCTTGAATTTCAATTCTAGCATTTTTTATAGCGTTTCCACTTGAATTTATGACTTTTAGTGTTACTGATATTGTTTGTTTTCCACTGCTTAATAATAAGTTTCTATTTGGCATAGGTCCTCCTTATATTTATTTTCATAATTATATTATACTTGGAAAAGCAAAAAAAAGAGAGGTAGTTAGCCTCTCCCTAAAAAAAATATTAGTAATCTGTAACTTCAACTGCGTGTTGATTAATAGTAGGCGACCATTCGAGTTTAAAATTCAACTCAGTATAACCAGTATTAACGTCTAGATTGCCTATACTATAGTTAATCCAATCTTTACTGTTGTTAGCATTGTACAACAAATATTCTTCACCTTCCCCATAATTATATTCAGTCCAATTAGAATACAATTTATAGGATTTATTAGGTGTCACACCTACATACGTAGTCAAACTTAAATATCCGGATTGATTAAATGAAGCTCTTAATACTGTTATTCCTGCAGGTACTGTAAATGTGCTGCCATGTGCTAACGTAGTTTCTCCAGTAGGAGTACTGACTTCTAATTCAGCTCCTATAGTAGTATTACCTGTTATAGTAAGTGACATTGGGTTGTCTGTTAAAGCCATAATAAGTTATGGCAGGTTTTTAAGTTTAATAGTTAGTAATATTTAGAGACTTTAGTAATCGATCTTATACTGGTAGTATATCTACAACAGAACTAGTTAATGCTCCTCCAATGGTAACAGCTACATATGATTTATCGGCAGTTGTTGTATCACTAGACATTGAGTTTTCATTAACCCATAAATATATAATACGTCCTCTGAATAACCATAATCGTTTATTCCTACCTTCAACGTATAGTCTTGGTTTATTTGTAAAAAGAGCTGTTTCTGTATCAGACCCAAGATACTTAGTAACTAATTCAGACTCTTCTGGTAATTTTCGACTAATGGTTAATCCTGTCCAACATTGATCAGTATTTCGTGTCATTAATCCAGATAAAACGTACAATGTACCGTCATCAGTCATACACATATCTACAACGTTATTTCTTGGCGACGTAGCATACATTGTATCTGTAGTGAAGTTATCTAAATCTATCATAACAACTCCATGATTATCGCTACTAGCTACGTCTCTATTCCCGCCAGCGCATCCAACATATATTTTATTATCATGAATACACATTTTACATCCGCCTAGACAGCCAAGTTCAACTGAACTCATATATACTAGATTACCAGAACGGGGGTTGATTCTGTAGCGTGAGACATATGATACACCATAAGTCCAAGTATTTACATTTTGAGTGTGTAGAACATACAGATACGAATCAACAACTTTCATATCCATACACATATAACTATAAGCAGTATTAAAACCGGACGGTACTTCTATCTGGTATACTTGCATAAAATTAGAATTTGTATCAATAACAGCAATTTTACCAGTCGCTGCATCAGGGAGATAGAACCATCTGTCTAAGTATGCTGAATATGGAGCAGCTTTTAACACTGCACTATATGCTGTATCAGTGGTCAATTTACTATATGAAGAGGTATCATACCAGTTATTCAAAGAACTACCACTCGACATTTCAGGTATAGATACTAGTAACGTAGTGTCGTCACCTACATGTTTATGACAAGTAACTTCTGTAATATCACCATCATCAACATTAATATTAGGCGCATCAATATCACCTACTAGATTATTAGTAAAACTAATATCACTAGAACTATTGCTACCTTTGACTCCACTAATAGCACCTAATCGAGCTCTACTTTTCGAAGTATATGATACATAATATAACAATACTTCAGGATCACCTATTATTTCTTGCTCTAAATTAGTACTTATCGTCACATTTTCAGTGACTATTAAACTCATTGGATTGTCTGTTAAAGCCATATTTTCCTCCGTTTATACAGAGGGCTATTACATTAGTAATCAGTTACGCTAGGTGTTTGTTGATTTATTGATGAAGAGTAAGATACATACCAATAAATATAAGATACGGAAGGGTCTTCAAGCGGTCCTACATACAATAATTTATATGATTTATTTGGAGTAACTCCTACATACGTAATAACTCCACCACTCCAAAGCACATTATTATCATGGTATAACTGCATATAGGGATTTCCTTGTCCCCTTCCAGCGTATGCTTTTACAACGTTTACTCCCGCTGGAATTGTTATCGTTGTAGAATCTGCATCACCAGCATATAAAAATGTTTCACTGCTAGGTAACTGAGCTTCCAATTCTGCACTAACTGTAATATCCTCTGTGATCGTTAATGACATAGGGTTATCAGTTAGTGCGTGTAATTGTAATAGTAATCTTGGAGGATGGCTGACAGACAATTCTTTACCTGCCAACCTCCTTCCAAGATATTTTCGATATGGACTTTTGTCCTGCAGGGGGGGGGGTAACTAATGTTAATTTATTTATATTTACCATAAATTATGGCAGGTTTAAGCTTAGTAATCAGTGACACTTGGAGTTTTATTATTTATAGCTTGTGAATAAAGTATTCTGATATAGCCATCACCATCATCTGACGAAGTAGCTCTTAAAGAGTATGTTTTTCCAGCCGTAACTCCTACATACGTTGTATCACCAGATGATCCGGTTCCATACGCATTACACCAGATTTTATTAGTAGATGTATTACGTAACATAAAACTAGCTTCTCCCTCATCCCAGTTAGATGAGAAACTTCCATCTGCACATACTACTTTTACTCCGGCAGGGATAGTAACGTTTACCGTTTTATCTAAGTAGGCTCCAGTTATATAGAATAATTGAGTTTCAGTAGTTGGCACACTCGCTTCTAATGTTACTCCGATTGTTGTATCACTAGTAATTACTAAACTCATAGGGTTTTCTACAGCCATCTTTTCCTCCATTTATACAGAGGAATATTACATTAATTAAAAGTAACTGATACGGTTTTCCCTCTATTTTGGTACAAATATGTCCATGCAGGGAAACTCCAACTATTATCAAAGTAACACGAATACCAAGTAGCTTGACTAGATTTTTTATTATAAGTACACATATAAGCTACTCCATTTAAGATAACTTCAACCTGTTTAATTGCAGATTGAGTATCACCTGTAAGAGCCAGCCAAATCTCATAGGCTTCTAAGCCACCGTCTGAAAAATAGCGTTGTTCTACACAAAAGCCTTGTATATTATAGCCCTTAAATGTTGTAGGCGAAATACTTCCATTTGTGATTGGATTTCCTTCGCCTGATGTCCCAAATCCGTATTCTTCGATAATATACCAACCATCTTCCTGTTCGACATAACTATTACCAACAGTTAGATTATAGGTTGCAGTATCAGCTTCTAACGCCGCACTAACTGTAATATCCTCTGTGATCGTTAACGACATAGGGTTATCAGTTAGTGCATGTAACTGTAACAAAAGGGGAAGACGGCAAATAGAGAAACTCTTTACCTGCTGCCCCCCCCTACAAGATTTTTGTATTTATTTTTCGACACTTTCTTCAAGCTCCTTTCTTCGTTCTTTTTTCAAGTCTTTCAAGTTCTGTTTCTATCTGGTTTTTCACAGATTTTTCAGCACCGTTTTTATACGTGTAGTAGAGAAGGTGTTGATATCAACATTTTTAAACTTTGGTCCCTCATCCATAAGAAAATAGTATTTTCCTAGAACTGCCAGTTCCTTCAGTTCTTTCAGATCTTCCTCTGAGATTTTTGTGGTTTCTGTAGTTTCTGTAGTTTGCGTAGTTGAATCCATAGTTTCTCGTGGTATTGTAGCTTTTCGCATCCAGAAGTCACGTTCTTTTCTTAGTTTATGCAGCTCTTTTTCCAGATATTTATTTACTACATACTTAACGTCTTCACATGTCATACCACCGCAAGCATGGATTATCGCTTCTTTTAATTCTTCAATTGCAGGTGACATAGAGAACATTCCCCTAACTAAATGTAAAGTACTTTCTAGGCTTGATAATAGTAGTTGTAAACGGGAGTTTATCCTTGTACATTTCCAGTTGTTCTTTAATTACCATAGAGGTAGTGAAACATACCATTTTCTCTCCGTCCAGCTCTATTTGCATTTGAGCATAGTCATCAGTGTTATGCTTGCTTGGCTCGATTTTATAGTGGAGTACATTTATTTCTTTATTAAGGATTTTGTTGATAGATATTTTATCGCCAACAAAGTGTACTGTAGATGCAAATTCACTAAATTTATGCATTTTGTAACTTATCGATCCTTTCTTTAAAGTCATTCAACTTTAGTGATTTTTGTAAGTTATATGTATTCGCCCATTTGAGCCAACCATAAATACTTCCAATTTTAGAGGCTGCACTTAGTTTACTTATCTTATTAGTATCAAGATCACGGTCTAATTTCTTTAGGTTACGTTTCATACGTCGAACAGTTGTTTTGCGTACTAATATGTATCCCTGCGGAAAATGTCTATAACCTAGAAAATCGATACCTTGGGAAGTGGGGAGAAGATTACATTTACTTAATTTGAGCTTCAGATTATTGACTACAAAATCTTCGATTTTCTTAGCCATCAATTTAAGTTCATCTTTGTTATTAGAGAACAACAGAAAATCATCACAGTATCTAATATAACACTTGATGTGATTATCCTGTTTAATGAAGTTATCCAGCGGGTACATATATAAGTTGCCAAACCACTGACTCAAATAGTTACCTATAGGTACATTGGTCGGTGTATCCACGCTGTCAATAATTTCATCTAATAACGCTAATGTTTTCTTACATTTTATTTTCCTGCGTATCAATGCTTTCAATTCTTTATGTGGTATCGACGGATAAAACTTGCTGATATCACATTTTAAGCAGAATTTATTTTTACGCACAAACTCCATACATCTAGTACTTCCGCTGTGTTGACCTTTTCCTTTTCTACAGGCATAGGTATCATTTATAAGATAGCTGTCCCATATTGGTTCCAGTACATTCATAATTGCATGGTGTACTATTCGGTCAGGATAAAACGGGAGTATATAGATTTCTCTTTTCTTTGGTTCATAGATAGTTTTGATTCGGTATTTAGCAGTATGATATGTACCATTTATAAGAGAATCTCTTAGTTCAACGAGGAGCTTTTCTTTCTGTTTTTCAACAGCTTGAACCTTGTGCTGCCATGATTTATGGCGTTTAGCTTTAGTATACGCAAGCTCGATGTTTTCTTTTGATGTAATTTTCTCCCAAAGATTACCTTTACGCTTCATAATAAAATTTTGGATAACTGACGTTCGGTTAGGTCCTACTAGCCCGTGATCCACCCCTTTGTGTATTTTACTAGACTAATTATTAGTCCAATAAGGTCGATATACCCAGCCGAGGGTTAGCCGCGCCAGCTAATTTAATATCCCTCGTATCCGACGTGCCGCGTGCCGAGCAATTGTTGTTCCCATAAGCTGAGAAATTGTTGCAATTGGCAGCCTGCGAACTGCAATTCGAGCTATTGTTCCAGTTGGCCCCCAAGAGGACCTGCTGCAAGAGCCCATTACAGGTGATGGTATATCTACCTTCTATAATGAAAATTCATTATATATAAATTTGTGGTCGTCTCCGCTGCTTCGCAGCAGATCCGCCCCTCGTTTTCCCGCTTCGCGGGCGTTTTAAGTTTTCTTCGGCCATCCGGCCCTAGTTTTTTCGTTTAAAGGATGCTCGTTTTCATGATTACAAGTTAACTACCCGCGGCTCCGACGCGCCGCGCGCCGAGCAATAGCCG